CCTGCAGTAGGCTAATGCGCTTGGCTTTCCCGCTTGCCAGCATTTCACGCGCTATGTCAATTAATTGTGCTTTTGTCATCTTGATCTTGTTAATGGTTTTGAAAGTAATTTTCCCAGATCGCATCTACGATGTTACTATCTGTGATGTTACTATCTCGGTAGCCCCATAATATATTATGATTTGTGGATAAGATGCGCAGTGTTCTTTCATCCATTTCATCATCATCATACCAAATTATATCATCGGGCATGTCGTCTAAATGGTACTGATAGCGTGAATCCGATAGCCATGTCAGATATTTCTTAATGTCCTCCCAAGTGCTATTAGTACTAAGCTCTGGTATTACTGCTTTTGTCATCTTGATCTTGTTAATGGTTTTGGTTCTGGCTTTGATTTACTCTCCTACGTACTCAAAGAGTTCCCTCTCGATTTTTCGCATTTCCGCGTCCGTAAAGTTGAAGTAATCACGGTCAATTAATGTCTCCATTTCCTCATCACTTAGTAGAAGTATGAAACAGAAATCATTGTACCAAAATACTCCCTTTATTGTCCGTGATTCCTTGTCTTGAGATTTAAAAGAATCTTGTATTGATTTCAGTGTTGTGTCCTTTGCGTAAACGTACTCAGATATCAAAAGTCTTTGTTCTGCAGTCTCCTTTCCAAGTAACTTAAATGTTTTTGTTTCTAAGAATTGTTTGAATGTTTGCATGTGATTTGATTTGATCTGTTAATGGTTTTGGTTCTCATGAAATGGCCATGCCTACCTTTAAAAATTCATTGTCATCACTAAATTTGACGAGAATGGATGAGAAAAAGGTTTCATTCTTGTATCCGTCCCATCCGTAAAGCTCATGAGTCTCTCCTTTTCCGTTTAAGGAATCATTTACGCGCAAAAAGTCTGAAAGGTCATAAACTTCCCCCTTAAAACGGAAAAAGGAAGACTCCTCTACATCTTCATATAAATGAGCAAATTCACTTTGTTCGCTTTCGGTCAATTCGTTCCAGAATATAATAGGACGATAGTTGTTGTTGGTTGTGATTTTCATGTGATCTTGATTCGTTAATGGTTGGATTGATTTACCCCTTCACGGGTCTCGGTAGCTTGGTTATTTTGGGGCGTCTAGGCGTGTAAGGTTTTTTCATGTTATCTAATCGTTAATGGTTAATTTAAAACAATACCAGATTGCCACACATGATAACACAATACAAGAAAAAATTTCATCCGGTAAACCGCTTAAATGCTCACAATTGCAAAAAAATTTAGAGAAAAGGGGATTTAATTACACGAAAATATCACAAAAGGGGTTGCCAATATATTCCGTATTGATTACACACCGGATAGGTTGGTTGTAGATATGACTAAGGGTGGGTTGGTTGCATTTCAGTGAAGCTTCACGGAATGTATGCACGCGCGAGAGGAGAGAGAACCAAGTCAGTGTTGATGGCCGTCTGATAGTATGACAATTGGAGTTGGGTCTATTGCTGGTAGTACGGGAAGATGGGGTAAAAAAGGGGAAGAAAAGACAGGCGTGACGTGCACCTGTAACTTTATTCCTGGCGCACACAGGTAGGGGGGGGAGGGGGTTCGCGCGCGCGTGCAGTCTCCAGTGTAATGGGTTCCCCTCATGCCCCCTTGCGGAATAAGTAATATCATATTGACACACACTAATAAAAAGGCATCTATGTGTGGATGAGCGAGGCAACAGAGCCTACGGTAAGAATGCCACACGATCCGATTCAGGCGGCGAATGCGCGTGAGTTAGCCAGTGCGTGTAGGAAGATGGTCAGGGGCGAAGAGGTTCGTGGTAGTTTATTAGCGAAGGGTTGGAAGGAGGACCACGTATTATTGGTAGAGCAATTGAGTGGTTTAAGCGTTGATGAATTTGTGACGGGGATCACTGGGGAGTTGCGGGGTGAGTTCTTGGGATGGTTGGATCGTTTAAAGGAGGCTAGGGATGAGATGCCGCCACAGCACATTGCGAAGTGTTTGGACACGGTAATGAAGTCGATGACGGTGATGACAGATTTGCAGGAGCGTTCTTTAAAGGGGAAGGTGGAAGAGGCGAAGGATGTGAGTCCGGTAAGCAAGGACGAGGTGATGGGAGTTTTAACGGGAAAGGGAAGTGATGACAAAGAAGCGGGTAATTCGTAAGCGTGTTAAGCGTAAGGTAACGAGTCATTTAGGAGAGGGTGAGATTTTGGACCGTGACCAATGGACATGGGAGGATGTTATTGGGATGGATGAGGTAATGTCCTATGTACGCGAAGTGCCTAAGGTAAACAGGGGCATATTATTGTTGAACATAGGTCGTCACAAGGGGCGGGTGCGTGTGAACAGGAAGCATGTATTCCGCAGGGGTGATGTAGTATGGGTGAAGTACAGTGGAGAGAGGGACTTGTTCTACTTAGTGGGTGAGTACGACAAGCGTGGAAAGAGGATAAGGGGATGATCAGCGATGTTGATTTGGGGGGATGGGGAGAAGTTCAGGGCCATGTAATGATTGGTGGTGAGAAGGTGGTGTTGGATGAGTTGAATGTTGTATCGGTGGGGGTAGATTTATTTGGGGAGGTTGTAGCCACGGTGATACATGAGGGTGAGTTGATGGTATTGAAGTTGGTAGAGGAATGAGTGGGTTGATGTATGCGGACGAGGTGAGTCCTACGGTGGGCTTGCCTTTTCCTGATGAGTTGGAATGGGGCAGGGGAGAGTTATTGCCGATGGACCCTGTTGTAGCGGAGAAGTTGATGAAGCGAGATCCTGAGAGGGCAAAGGTGTTAGCGCACTTGATGGCGAACCAGGAGGACTTGGAGGAGGACGATCCGGTTACATGGGGTTGGCAATTACCGATGTGGCAGCGGGTATTGGACAATTGGGACAAGTACAAGGTGCATGTAATTTTTGGAGGTAACCGCAGCAGTAAGAGTACGTTTGCGGCAAGACTGATGGTAGACCTCCTGCAAAAGATTCCGGCAGCAGAATTGCGATGCTTTCATGTTTCTAGGGAGCGCAGTGTGGACGATCAGCAGAGGTTTATCTGGGAGGCATTGCCAAAACACATTCGCGACCAAGCGCCCAGTGTGGGACCGAACCATAGCATCATGTACTCGCAGAAGAATGGGTTCAGTGATGACAAGTTGATATTGCCGAGGGTGGGCAGGGCAAAGCGTGGTAGCACCTTAAAGTTCAACAACTACAAGCAGTACCTATTGGACCCGCAAGTGTTTGAAGGGATGAAGGGTCATTGCTTTTGGGCTGATGAGGAAGTACCTGCGAAGTTGTTTGAGACGTTGCTGGCTAGGTTGACGGACTACCGAGGGAGAATGGTACTGACTTTTACGACCTTACAGGGTTATAGCGACTTGGTAGGTAGCATTTTGTTTGGGGCAAAGACCCTAGAGCGTAGGTGGTCAGACTACATGCGTGAGGAGTTGCCGGTAATGCAGGAGTCTAAGGCATGGAAGAATTGTGCGATTTATTACTTCTGGTCCGAGGACAACATCTTTATCCCCCATGACGAATTGTTTGATACGTATCGTGGGCAGCCGCCGGAAGTTAAGTTGGCTAGACTTTTTGGGATACCGTCCAAGAGCATGGATAGTAAGTTCCCGAAATTTGACGAGACCGTTAACGTCATACCCCATGGAAAGATACCGTGGATTGAGAATCCGAAGCGTGATGTGACAAGGTTCCAAATCGTTGACCCTGCTGGTGGGAAGAACTGGACGGTGATATGGTTGGGAGTGGATCAGCGTGGAGACTGGTACGTGTATAGGGAATGGCCGGATAGTACCTACGGGGAATGGGGACTACCGCACCAAAACGCGCATGGGAAGCCAGTGGGCAAGGCAGGTCCGGCGCAAAAGAGTCTGGGTTATGGATACCGTGACTACACGAACCTGTTTCTGGAACTTGAGGATGGTGAGGAAATCTTTGAGCGCATTATTGACCCCCGTATGGGTAGAGCCACGATCAAGGCGCAGGACGGGGATACTGACATCATAAGCGAGATGCAACAGCAGGGTATGTTCTATCGTCCCGCTCCTGGGCTTGAGATCGACCACGGCATCCAACGTATCAACGATCTGCTGTCATGGGACCATACCAAGCCAATGAATATGGAGAACCGTCCCAGATTGTTTATCTCCGAGGAGTGCATGAACTTGATCCAATGTATGAAGGAGTATTCAGGGGTTTCCCGCGACGAGGCATGGAAGGACTTTATTGATTGTTTGCGCTATGCTGCGGTGACTCCGGCTGAGTATGTAAATGACCGCAAGTTTATGACGCATGGTGGTGGAGGTTATTGATTTATGAATACACCCGAAACATTTAGGGATAAGGCAATTGCGGACTTCAGTGTCATGGCAAAGGCCAAATACGATAAGGGCCAAGTTGAGCATGGAGGGTTTCTCGTAGACCGTGCCGACTTTGATGACATAGAGGAAGAGATTGTGGACCTATGGTTCTACGTCCGTGCAATGCGTCAGCGACTGGAGAGACTACAATCCTCGCAGGTCACAGTTGGTAGCATTCAGCAATCACAAAATAGCACTTGACCACCTAAACTCGATGGGTAACGATACATTCTGCGTTTGATCATTTGATCTCTCGTTAATGGTTAAATCCTCCGGCTGGACTGATCCTCTGGTCGGGGGTATTTTTTTGTCTAGAGTTCAAACTGCTTCAGGTTGTCCAGCATCTCTAGGTGGTACTTGCGTATCTTCTTGATGGCACGGGCTTCTATCTGACGTACACGCTCACGGGATACACCCCACACTTGAGCAATCTCTTCCAGTGTCCACACCCTGCCTGGGCATACTTTCTGACTCCACTCAACTGCTTGTACCAGACGCTCATCAGCACTCTTTCCATCAAACTCTTCATAAGGTATCGCAATAGATGATGGTATCATAACAGCACACTTGACAAAAAATGGTAGCAGTGTAAAGAAGGAATTGCATGAGCGGCGAGTCACAGACTGATGTATTGGAGTTCGTACCGGAAAATGGTCCTGACGTTTCTGCGCTTACACACGCATACCGCGATACACGCACGGAACTGGAAGAATACAAGAGTCAGTGCGACGAGAACTTCAATACCCGCATGTGCATCTGGGCTGGCAAGTCTGATGATAACCGCAAGCACGCCAGGCAGGGAGTTGAGCCTTTCCCGTGGGACGGAGCTAGTGATCAGGATGTACCCCTCGTAGACGAACTCATCAAGTGCCACACCGCAATGGTGATGAACGGAGTCCGTAAGGCAAACGTAGTGGCAAGCCCAGTAGGCAATGATGATGTAGGACGCGCAAAGGTAGTCGCACAATTTCTGAAGTGGTTACTGAACACACAGATGCCGGAGTTCCATACCGAGGTAGAGCGTGCCATCAACCATCTACTAGAGAAGGGCATAGCAGTTACCTACCAGTGCTGGATCAGTAGGGAGCAGAAGATTTTACAAACCATTCGTCTAGATGAGATCGCACAGGCAATGCCAGAGGTAGCCGCTGCAATCATGGACGAAATGATGGATGACCAATTTATTGACCTCATCACGGGGCAGTTTGGGGTTGGGAAGCGAAAAGCACGGACAATGCTATCGGAGTTGAGAACATCTGGGGAGACCTCGATTCCGGCATCGCAAGGTATGGAAAACCGTCCAAGCATTCGCGCTCTGGCTCCTGATGAGGACATTTTCTTTCCTGCGTACACCGTAGACATTCAGGATGCACCCTACGTCTTTCAGGTCATGCACTACACCCCTACGCAACTGCGTGAGATGGTGCTGAACCAAGGATGGGATTCTGAGTTCGTTGAGCATATCATAGAAAACGCTAGGGGTGATCTGGAGCCAGACCCTCGACCACTGTACCAAAGTGTGAGCGATGACCGTGATGACATCATCGAAGTGGTGTACGCTTATCAAAGATTGGTCGATGAGGATGGAGTACCAGGTATCTACTGTACGGTCTTTCACCCACTATCGGGAGACTCCGAACTAAAGAAGCCTTACGCCAAGCACGAACTTCTATCCTATGCCCACGGTCAGTATCCGTTTGTAGTGACGAAACTGGAGCAATGGTCTAAAAGGTTGTATGAGACAAGAGGTTACCCAGAGATCGCCCGTGGGTTCCAGAATCAATTAAAGGTAGAGATCGATTCCCAGATTGACCGTGCGGCATTACAATTTCCACCACTAGAGTATCCTGCCGGCAGACCACCCGTAGAGTGGAGACCTGGAGGTAAGATTCCATATCGGCAACCTGGTGAGGTCAGATTCGCAGACATGCCCAATATGTCTCCTGCCTCTATCGATGTTCGCAATGAAATCACCGAGCAGGTCAATAGATACTTTGGCAGGAATGCTCCTGGGGTTGACCCGAATGAAGCAGCATCCAAGCAACAGGATTTACTTAACAAGGCATTCAGTCACCTACGTCTAACACTGGAGCAGGTATTCAGTCTTTACCAACAGTACGGACCTGATGAAGAATACTACCGTGTGACCGGAGTGCAGGACATGCAACGCTTCGACAAGGGTAGTCCTTCTGAGCGTTACGACTTCTGGTTAAGCTTTGACATAGCGACCCAAGACCCTGAACACATTGTTGAACGGGTAGATGCGATTGCAAAACTGGGTCAGGCACTCGACAAGTCTGGGACACTAGACACCGAGGCACTCCTTCAGATGGCAGTCGAACAGATAGGTCCAGGTTGGGGTGAGCGTGTAATCCTGCCAAAGGAGACCGCAACGCAGAAGGCAGTGGAAGAAGAACGCATGGCAATTGCTCAAATCACATCGGGCATAGACCTAGACGTTAAGCCTAATGACGCGCATGAAGTGAAGATGCAAATTTTCCAGCAGTGGTTACAGCAACCAGACATTCAAGAAAAGATTAGCCAAGACGAGGGGATGCAAGCACGCATTGAGAACTATGCCCAGAAGAGGATGTTCCAGATGCAGCAGATACAAAATGCAGCCATTGGTCGCTTAGGTGGAACCCCTTCACAATTCGGAGCGGCATAACCATGTCACCGGAGGAGGAGCAGATCGACCAGTTAAACGACGAACTGAGACGCATCATTCATCGCACACAGTTGGAGTTTGATTTATCCATAGAAACCATAATCGGTATTTTGGAGTTCGTAAAACAGGATCTGCTCAGTTACGGACAAGCTATAGAGTTTGAGATAGACTTTGACCCAGAGGATGAGGTTTAGATGCCAAGCGAAGGACTCAGCGAAAACACACAGGTCAAGGCGAATACTGGTTTTGCGATTCGCGTGATCTTGGCAGTCAGTACAGCAGTATGGGGTTACTCCGTCATCGAACACCGCATTAGTGACCTTGAAAATGACGTGATTAGGATGATGACCGAGGTTGGGTCCAATAGTGAGTTTAGGGTAAAGTGGCCTAGAGGTGAACTTGGTAGTCTGCCCGATGATGCAGAGCAAAACCTGCGATTAGGATATCTAGAAGAGCAAGCCAAGACACATAGCGCACAAATTGATGAACTCAGGCACAAGGAGTAACTATGCGTAAGAAAAAAGGGACAAAGAAGGATTCATGCTACAAGAAGGCCAAGGCATCCTATAAGGTCTTCCCGTCAGCGTATGCCAGTGGTGCTATAGCCAAATGCCGCAAGAAAAAGGCTAGAAAGAAAAAGTGATGGCAGTTCGCAAAACAAAAAAGGGTGCTGCACTAAAGCGTTGGTTTAAGGAAGACTGGACCGATCAGCACGGCAGACCTTGTGGCAATAAAAAGACCAAGGGAGTCAAGAAGTGCCGGCCAACTAAAAAAGTTTCATCTAAAACGCCTAAGACTTGGAAACAAGTGGGTAAAAAGAAAAAAGCACTCGTTGCCGAAAAGAAGAGAGTCGGCATGGGGCGTAGAACTAAGAAAGCGTAGTTATGCCATACGGAAAAGGAACATACGGAAGCAAGAGAGGTCGTCCACCTAAGAAGTCTAAGATGCCAAAGAGGTATTCAAAAAAGCGCAAAAAATGAAGAAGGATTCTAGGCTCAAGAGGGCAGGAGTCTCCGGATACAATAAACCTAAGCGCACTCCAAGTCACCCAACTAAAAGCCATGTGGTCGTTGCCAAGGATGGTGATAAGATTAAGACCATACGCTTTGGGCAACAGGGAGTCAGTGGTGCAGGTAAGAATCCTAAGACCGCAAGCGAGAAGGCACGTAGGAAGTCATTCAAGGCTCGCCATGCCAGTAATATATCCAAGGGCAAGATGTCTGCTGCGTATTGGGCCAACAAGGTTAAGTGGTAATGCCTCCTACCAAGAAACCTACAACCAAGAGGGCATCGGTTAAAAAGTCTACCAAGGCACAACCGGACCAGAAAGTGCTAATTGCCAAGGATGCACTCTCACACTCTGAACACTTTAAGACTTTCCTTGGCTGGGTGCAGGATAAGATGAACGAAAACGTACTGCATCTACAGAACCCGCAGGTCATTGAGTCCACAAATCGACACTTTATGGTCAGCGGAAAAATAGAAGCCTACGACGAGATTTGGGATGAGTGGGCAAAATTTGTTGACAATAGTACATAAAACGTACATTCCTCATTCAACTGAGGTGCGTTGATGCCTCTGAACCAGAAAAACGGAGGGATGTCCGATGGACGAAAATACTGGGGAGAACGCACCTATCCCCGAAGAAAGTGGTGCGGTTGAGATAAAGGCCGAGAATCTGTCGGGAAACGATCTGGTAGCCAGACTACTGGAGAAGCGCACAGGGCAAGCCGAACCTGCTGAAGAAGAACCACCACCCGCTGAACAACCTGCGGAGACTGAAGAAACTGAAGCACCCCCTGAGACTGAGGAACAACCAGAAGGGCAACCTGAAAGTGAAACCTTGATCGATGACGGGACCGATGTTCTTTCAAAGTACGGAATCAATCTGGATGAGATGCCACCCGACGAGGCTGAGCAACTTGCCAAACAATTGGGTTCACGCGCAGTTAAGCGTTTCGGAAGGTTAACCGGCCAGAAGAAGGAACTCCAAGAAAGGCTGGATGCACTAGAAGCACGTTACGAGCAGACTCTGGCAGAGAAGCAGGAAGGTCAGGAAAAACCAGCACAAACTGGCAATGACCAACCACTACTTAATATCTCTACGATAGACAAGTTAGAGGAACACACTGCTGAACTGAACGATCTAATCGACTGGGTAGGTGATCAACTTCACAATGAAGTACAGTACGACGATGAAGGCGAGGAATACCTGGCTGAACTCAACGGACAAAAGTACGGCAGACAGGAGTTGCAAACCATTCGGGCAAATGCACGTAAAGCTATCCGCAAAGACGTACCAAAGCGTAAAGAGTGGATACAGCAACGGCAGGAGTTCGACACAGTGGCATCCAACGCTTTCGACTGGTTAGACAACCAAGAAGATCCAAAGACCCAATTCTTTCACCAGATCAAGTCCAACCCTGAGTACCAAGGTTTCGTAGATACTACGGCAGCAGGTAACTTTGCGGCAGGACTCATGGCAATAGGTTGGGAGGTTTTTAACAGCAAAGCACAAGCCAGCCAAAAGCAGGAGAAGAAGCAAGGGACTCCGGCAAGCAAGCCACCACCCGCAGCGACTCCTCAAGCAGCACCACCGAAACAGGTGCAAGGCCGGCAGACCGATCTCCAGAGACAGATTCAAGCAGCAGAACAGAGGTTCAATCAGACGGGGAACTCTAATGACCTCGTTGCGCTACGGAAACTTAAAGCAATGGCCCGTGGTGCTTAACCCATACACTGTTAAACTCTAAAATAGGAGACACGTAATCATGGCATTCGCCAATTCATATACTACTGACAGCACAACCACAATCGGAAGTGCAGCATCTAACCGCGAAGACATCAAAGACATTTTGACCGTTCTCGCTCCTGAAGACACACCAGTACTCTCAATGGCTGGCAAGGCTTCCGCAAACTCTACCTTCGTAGAAACTGTTGTTGAAGACCTTTCCGATCCTGCATTTGCCGGAGTCCAAGAAGGTACTGACGCTTCCTACGAAAACAAGTCTTCCACCCGTGCCAAGATTGGTAATTACGTCCAAATCTTTCGCCGTGGTTGGCAAGTATCTGACGTTCAGGAGCGTGTTGCTGTAGCAGGTGTTGCTAACGAAATCGCTCACGCAGAAGGCAAATGCCTCAAAGAACTCAAGCGTGACATCGAATCTGCTATCTGTTCTGACAATGACCGCAGCGCAGAAGACGGCAGCAGCAATCGCTACCTACTCCGTGGCCTTGGTAAATTCATCGCTGACGGCAGTGGCACAGGTAACGCAGGAACAACTGCTGCATCTGACATTGCTTCTGCATACCAGACCCCAACTAACAGCATCAACGCAACCGCTACAGGAAGCCTGACTGAATCCAACCTTAACGCAGTTCTACAGAGCCGCTACGAAACTGTTGGAGCCAGCAATGACCGTCTGATGCTCGTCGCTGGACCTAGCCTCAAACGTGCAATCACCGACTTCGCTCGTTCCGAAGGCTCCACCACCAGCACACCTCTAACCGTTAATGAGGACAGCACATCACGTTCGATCACTCTGAACATCTCTCAGTACGAGGGTGACTTCGGAATCATCAACATCGTGCCAACCTTGTTCAACGCTCGCACATCCGGCAGTGCTACCATCAGTGGAACCCGTGGATACCTCCTCGATCCGGGTCTAATCACCGTTCACACGCTCAAGGCTGAAAGTGCCACTGAGAATGATGACCTTGGTGGAGGCCGCAGAGGTTACGCTGACGCAATACTTACTCTGTCCGTAGGTTCGCCTTTGGCACACGGTAAGTTTGACGCTGCTTCATAAGGGATTTCTCCCATCACTCACATCCACACTCCTGGGGTATGGGGCTGCAATATGCCCCGCCCCTTGTGGACGAGAACAAAATTATGTCAGTAGAAGTACCACAGCTTGTCGGATTAAACGGCACGCAATACATGAACAACCTAGAGCGTTACCTGCGAACTGCTACCCAGCATGAAGTGCAGGAGTCCGTTGCCAAGAAGCGGCACATGGAAGCACAAAAGGAAGCGCAGGAGTGTCTAGGTGCAAAGACCAAGCAGGGACTGGGGCAACTCAAGAGAGTCATACCTGCACGCGAGTTTCACAGATGGATACAGCACCATGGAGATGCTGGCATTTGGAGCGACAAGCAATGGTTGAGAGAATGGGACAGAGATAACCCACAATTTAAGGCATCGTAATGGCAGAGCGCACGGCAAAGTATAGTGACCTACAAAGCAACGTGCAGCATCTGATTGGCACGGACACACTGCTTAATACAGAGAAGAGTGCCATAAACAGTTTCTTCAGGGCATGGGTACGCAAAGGATGGAACCGTGCAAATTGGCCAGACATCTGTAGGGTTGAGCAACGCACTCCAGTCAGTGATGTGGTTGAGTACGAGCAGACCTCACAGGAAGCGATAGGGGAGTTCCTTAATATCTACTCAGCCGACCCTTACGCCAACAAGTTCCCATACGAGGTTCCGTACCTATTAAACCATCAAGGTGCAGTCCTGCTTAACACAACAAGCCTAACTAGCGTCTACGTTCTATTTCGTCAGCGCATACCGGACTACTCAGCCTATGACGGTAGTAGCGACTCGCAGACCTTTCCCTACCGATTCTTTAACTACTGCGTCTACGGATGCTACAGTGATTGGTTAGCCTCAGAAGGTCAGCACGAAAAAAGCCGGATGGTAAGAGGTCAGGCCGAAGAGGCTATGCAAGACGAACTGGACATCCTGGAACGTCAGCAACGCCAGCAGACCGCAACAATTTTTAGCACACACAACTCAGCACAACAGAGGTAAGTCATGCCCAGTATTAGTAACTTCAGAACCCAAGTCATCGATGTAACGCTCACGCATTCAGCCGACACGTTCTCATCTGGTGACGTAATCGCAGCAACCCAAGCAGTGGTACTGGGACCAACCACCAGACCCGCAAGAGGCACAATCAACAACATTATTGCCATCGACTGCAACAGCACCGGAAAAAAATTCGACATAGTATTTCTAGACGAAAACGCATCGATCGGCACAGAAGGTTCAGCCGCAAGCCTATCCGTATCTGATTCTACCAAGGTTCTTACCGTAGTAGATACTGGTGCTACTTGGGTTGATCTAGGTAATGCAAACGTAGCGCAGGTCACACCATTCGCACCGATACCGTACAACTCTGACAACAGTACAATTTACATAGGTGCTATTGCTAGGGAGGCCACCACGCACGCTTACGCTGACTACCTAAAACTACGCTTCTTTATATCTATCGAGAACTCCTAATGCCCTAAGTAGGATACCGATGCTAAGATTTGCTCCACCATTTAGAGGAAGGTACATAGCCAGTATTAGTGGTGGTGCAACTGAAAGCATTGCCAGCATTGGGGTCGCTATCGGTGTTACATGTGCTGGGATAGTTACTCACGATGCATCCGCTACAGTTGCCGTGGAGATTACGACTACAGCAAGCGGACAGCAAACAGATCAACAGTATGACCGTTCAGCCAGTATATCAGTAACGATTGGGGTAACAGCCGACGGAGGTTTAACAACACAGACTCACACAGGTACAGCCTCTTGTCAGGTTAACCTTAGCGCAAGTGCGTCAGGGTTTAACATAAATACCCAAATACCTGATGAAACGAGCAACAATAACGTAATGACGTTGGTTGGCCCGTCGATTATAACAACTTCAGCGGTAGGCTCCAGAGCGTTAATGTTCGATGGATCAAATGATAATGCAACTGTTGACGATGCATCCTTGTGGTCAAGTACCTTTGGTGGGGCATTTAGTATCAGTTTGTGGTTAATGCCGCAAGACGGACAACCGACAACAAATCAAAATATTTTATATAACGACGCAACCACTAGCTCAAATCATAAACTTGGGATTACCTTGGTCACTAACGGAAAGATAGGATTTTACTATTGGAACGATAACGCTGAAGGCGATCAAAGGTTTGTAAGTGGTTATACCGATACAGCAGTATTTAGCAATGGACCTGCATCTTCGTATAAACATATTGTAATCACAGCAAGTAGTAGTGGTGTATTAAAGTTTTACGAAAACGGAACCGAAAATACTCAAAGTAGTTTATCCGACCTTTATAATAGCGATTGGCCAGCTAACTCTACGCTTTATGTCGGAAGTACCGATATACCAAGTAATGTAAAATACTACGGAAAGTTAGATGACCTTAGTATTTGGAACACAGAGTTAACCAGCACTCAAGCATCTAACATCTACAACAGCGGTAACGGAACAGACCTAACAGGTAGTAGCAACCTTGTCGGCTATTGGAAGATGGGAGACAGCAACAACCTAGAAGTTAGCCACTCAGGAACAGCAACAGTTTCCGTAGATGTTACAGCATCTGCTAGTGGCACTCACATCCAAAGTGACGAAAGCATTGTTGAAGGACTGTCAGGCAAACTCTGTTGGTTCGACGCTAACGACATTACTGGCTCCAGCAACGGTGACGCTCTTTCCAGTTGGCCTTCAAGACATGATAGTGGGGTGAGTGCATCTAACAGTACCTCGTCCACTCAGCCAATCTATAACACTAACCAGGTCAATAGTCTACCAGCAGTTAATTTTGATGCTGACTACCTAGAAGTAGATTACGGAAGCAACACCTCACAACCTCTGACTGCGTTCATTGTGTGTGCGTATGACGTTACTAGTGGCGGCGGTAGCAACAATGCTATAGATGGTCGTGACAATCCTAGTGGTTATCGATCAGTAAACTTCTCAATGCGGTCAACAGGTTGGGGAAGTTACGCTGGATCGTCTTGGATGGCACCAGCAAGCGGCTCACCTGACACGAATTGGCATTATTTCACAGTCTATCTGGATGGTGCTTCTAGTTATGTACGTAAAGACGGAGCTAGTCACGCAACAGGTAGCCCAGGAACGCAAGGCACTAACGGACAGATTCTGGGGATGTGGAAAGGTAAGAACACCTCGTACTACATGAACGGTAAGATTGCTGAAGTGTTGATTTTTAGTGGCACACTTTCCGACACAAACCGCAACACCACTGAGAGTTACCTAAAGGACAAATACAATCTCTAATGACTAAGCAATATCTACTGCTCGACACTGTTTCTGAATGGGACGCTGCCAATCAACAGGCTGAAGAGGCACTAGGTATACCCAACGCCAATGCTACGCAGTACGCAGAACGTCACACCATAGATAACCCTGACCACGCTGACTACGGCAAACACATACTGCCCGTAACGGAGGAAGTAGCGCATCTGTTCAACGGGCAAACACTTTTAAACAATCCAGATGGTGAGTGGTACACCGATCCTGAAGGAATTTAACTAACACAACTATAAATAACAGGAGACATAATCATGTCAGAAGCATCAGACTACGTAGAAAACCAGATACTTAACTGCTATCTGAATCAGACAAACATCACAGCACCGACTAACATCTATCTGGGGCTACATACTGCTGACCCAACCGATGCAGGAAGTGGTGCAGAATGCAGTGGGAGCGGATATGCTCGTGTTGAAATCACCGACAAGTTTAGCGCAGCAAGCGGAACAGGGGGCAGTATTTCTAGTAACGCTGACATAACAGGTTTCACCGCATCAGGTGGAGCTTGGGGGACGGTTACTCATATCGGTATTTATGACGCAAGCACCAGCGGCAACCTCCTATTCCATACTGCCTTAGACAGTTCCGCTGCTGTTAATGATGGTGACTCATTTCAAATTTCAAGTGGCAACCTAACAGTAACCGTAGCATAATGGAACTCAACCTACAGACTATCATGCTGGCAGTGACATCTAGTATTGCTGCTGCTAGTGCAATTGCCGCTATTACCCCAACCCCCAAAGATGACCAGTTCGTTGATGGGGCAAAGCGTTGGGTGAGTAAAGCGTATCGTATCCTCGACCTCCTTGCGCTCAATGTGGGAAAGGCCAAGCAGACTGGAAAGAAGTAGTATGCGTGACGCAATAGTAGGTGTTACCGGCACGGCGGCCTCATTTGGACTAGGTGAACTAAACCTTATTGTGGGTATCGCTGCTGGGCTACTTACGTGCGTTTACATGTTACTATCTATAGCAAAGGAGCATCGCAAATGATGTTACGCGAACAGATCGCAGCAATGGCTTTAGCGTGCCTACTAGCATTATTTATCGCTACATGTTTACTGCTACAGTCTGGTTGTATGTCCAGTAGGGGCGTTGAAGAAATGAACTTTAGCATTCCTGCGGTTTTTCAATTTGAGATGGAGTTTAATGACGAGCAATCGACGGCTCTAGATGTTGGCTCACCTCTGGGGTTTGACGGTCTACCACTGCTCGCTCCAGCAAAAGATAATGTAGTACCCGTAAAATGAGCAGATACAGACAGATATTCTCACTAGATGATCCTATCCAGGAAGACGGTGACAATGGATTCATCGGATTTAATAGTAGAGAGAACTCAGAGACATTACCTCCTGGGGTGCTATCTGCTGCCGGCAATATGCGTTTTGATCGTAAGGTCGCACAGGTACGCAAGGGACTCGATAAACAGACCAACGCAATTGACTTCGGTACTGACAGACCACCACTGAAGTTATCGTTTACGTTAGATAGCAATGCGATACTGGGAGGAACAGGGGGCATACGCAGCAGTAACCTTGTTATGGACTCTACTGGTAATGAGTATATTGCGCTAATACTGGGAGACAAACTCTCGTTATTTCAGGACGGTGCATCTTCATTGATAAACATTGCCTATCCTTCTGGGACCACAATAGACGTAAATGCCAGACCTAGGTTAGTGCAGTGCTTGAATCGTTTGTTTCTTTTCAGGGGTCAGTCAAATCCTGTCTTGGTTAAAAGTGACGTAGGTGGGTTAGACTTTAGGGAGACACTGACATTGCCGTTTACCTTATCTGCTCAACTTTCTGGGGACGCTGACTTCATCCAGAACAACAATGTGCCGGCAGGAGATATGGCTATTGCATTTCGTAATAGGTTAGTGGTGGTTAAGGATGATTACACCCTAGCATTTAGCGACCTGCTAGACCCTCTTACGTTTGATGCTGCCAATGAGTTTACATTTAACAAAGGAGACCAAGATCCGATTGTAAGCATTGCGCCATTTAGCGAAAACCAAATTATAGTATTTAAGCGGCACAGCATACACCTAATTACCAACGTAGATGTAGTAGACAGTAGTGGGGTTATGCAGTCATCGGTGTACGAAATTACCAGACAGCACGGACTGATTGCTAGGGACAGTGTAGCGCAGATCGGAGACCAAGTATTCTATTTATCCGACAATGGTGTGCATAGCCTGACCACGGGAATAAATGCAAACGCAAGCACATCCACGCCAGTTGCACTACTAAAGGTACGCAATGAACCACTCTCTGCTACCATCGACCCAGATATACAGAACATAAACTTTACGGCAGCGCAGGATAATGCCCACGGGGTTTACCACAATAATCGCTACTACCTAGCTGTACCTACTGGAAGTAACACGCAGAACGACAGCCTGTATATTTACAACACACTGAATGCAGCATGGGAGTCTATTGATACATTTCCTAGTAGCACATACCTAGATCGACTTATTGTCATGCGTAAGAACGGAGTAGGTAGGCTGTACGCTACATCTCAAGATGGTGAAGTTTGGCTAACGGAGGAAAAAGACTTTGATGAAGTTGGTAGCGTAGGTAACGAAACGCAAACACCCATAGCAGGTACACTTACTACACGCAGGTACACTCTTCAGAATATCGACATCAAACGCTGGCACTACGGTATGCTTAACTGGGAATCCACTACCTCATCGGATACAGTAAAGGTCACGGTCAATACACAGAACCCAGATAGCACAGAGGATATTCTGACCACCAGTAAAAGCACAGGAGACTTTACCAACAGATTTAGCCTTGGCCGAAAAAGAGGCTATGGACTTGAACTTAAATTGACAACATCAGCAGGGAGACCCAAAATACGTTCGTTGGTTGCGAGTGGTAGGGTTAACCTACGCAGTTACACGGAGACAGTATAATGGCACTCGCAATAAACACACCATACGCAGACGGAGATACCGTTACGCACACCAACCTCAATGCCCTAGTTACAGAGGCAGGGGACGGAGCAGCAACTTTTAATGCCTCACAGGGCAGTCACGATTTTGTGGTTAAGTCTGCTGGTAACGCTAACATGCTAAAGGTCGATGGCACTAACAATCGGGTTGTTATCGGAGGTTCTGCACCTGGAGATAGTGTATACAACTCTGCTGCATGTACTGTAACAGGGAGTAGTTCTAGTACGATTTTATTTGTTGAAAATACTAGTAGTACCTCTACGGACGATGCTACAGTTACAATAAAAGCAAATGGTGATGCGACTGTACACCTACATGATGCTACTGCCACCGCAGATCGTGGTCGATATAACGTAGCATCCCTTAACGGAAACTTGGAGTTTGGAAGTGTAGCAGATACTGGAAGTAGTAATCCTGCTGGACTAGTATTGATGCGTCTAACTCGAAACTCTGACGGCACTAAATCAATCATTAATGTAGCAAACGTACCGACTAGCGCATCTGGGTTATCAACGGGAGACATATACAGCGACAGTGGTACGCTAAAGATTGCCTAATGCAGGAACTAATTACCAAGCGTCTAGCAGAATACCAACAGGGACTAGAAGAAGCTAAAGCACAGGTACAACGCTACATAGGAGCCATAGCAGTATTAAACGAACTCAATGCTAAACTTAATGACAGAAGCGAGGAGCCTATATCAGAAGATGGGCTACCCGATGAGTCTGGAGCATGACATTGCGGACTATCTGCAACAAGGCTACATGATTCGTACACCTGACTTCCTAGTGCTAGGCAAACCAGTTAAACTATTTACGACCACCGAACCGCACGACCAATGGGATACAGTTGGGGCAGACGCATGGTATATTAAACTACTAGTGGGATCACTTAGCGCATTGCTAGACATGGTTCCGTACCCACTGCCATTTGTGTGCTTTGAAAGGTGGGCTAGGGGAGTCAGACACTTAAAGACATATTCATTTAAACGAGTAAAGGAAATCGCATGGGCCGCCCAAAAATAAACGTACCTAAGCAAGAGTCATACGGTGAAGCATACCGCAGTGGTCTTGAAGCACAAATAGAGTTAGCACCTGAGTTAATGGCATCTGAGCGTGAGTTCAGGCCGCAACAACAACAGTTAGACATCGACCTGCTACGATCTGCACTATACGGATCAGACGGTCAGGCTGGCTTGCTGGATATGTACGGTGGTGCAGGTGCTGGTGCTAGAGCGCAAGAAGTCGGCATGGGTCAGTACTCCAGAGAGCAAGCTGCTGCTGACAAGAGAGCGCAAGTTGAGGGAGACATGGCACTAGTCAGAGAGTATGGCGCAGAAGCCAGAGATGCATTTAGGGAATCTAACCCACTAATGGAAGCCCTTGAGCGTGACGCTATGCAGTCCCTAGATAACCAGGGTAGACTTAGTGACCAGCAAAGACGCGAAATCTCACAACCACTACTGGCTCAATACACTGCCGCTGGAAGGTCATTTGATAACGCCGCTGCACAGGACTTATTCCGTAGGACAGACGATGTTCGCAATAAACGGTTAATGCAAGCAAGGGGATACGGCACACAAGTAGCGGGTATGCGGCAACAGTACGATCCGTTTATGGCAATTCTAGGCCGGCAAGGAGCAGGAAATCGAATTTACGGTCAGCAGATGGGCATGGCAGGAGGACTAAACCAAGGGCCATTCTTTAATCCAGAAGCAGGAGTTGGGTACACTGGTCAGGCTTATGCAAATTTAGTCAACTTAAGAGGCGCAGAAGCATCGGCACAGGCACAGTATGCGGCAGGTATGGCAAGCGGCATAGGTAGTGCAGTCGGTGGCATCTTCTGTTGGGTAGCCCGTGAAGTATATGGAGAGACTAACCCTAAGTGGGTACAGTTTCGCAAATGGATGATAGATAAGGCTCCAATATGGTTCGTCAGACTCTACATCAAATACGGAGAAGGGTTTGCTAACTACATCAGCACTAAACCAAGACTTAAAAACCTAATCCGCAACTGGATGGACAGGAGGATAGCATAATGGCAATGTTCAGAAATGTAAACCTAGCACCGATAGACACTTCTGGTTTTGAGCGAGCGGGTGCTGCCTATGGACAGATGTTCCAGAACTTAGGTAACACGATTGCGGAAACCATCCAGAAAGTTGAGAAGAAAAAGCAGCAGAAGGTGGCTTCCGAGGCAATCCAGCAGGACTACGGTGTTTCAAAGGAGGTTGCTGACGCTATGGCTCGGCAGGACAACATTCTCGCATTTCACCAGTTTACCAAGCAGCAGCAGTTAGCCCAAGACCAGTTGGATGAAGCCAAGCGCATGGGGCAGGCACGTAGGGATTTGATTGACATGCAGGTTGATCAGGGCAGGCAGGCGATAGACCAAGCGGAGCGGACATTTGATCTTAGCCTTGAGCAGTTGGAAACTGGAATTGCCAAAGATGAAGCAACTATCGCCAGCATCTTATCTCAAACTGATAGAGCCGAGAAAAAACTACCTAGGGAACTTGATAAACTAGATGCAGAAATAGCAGCGACTGAGGCTGGCACAAAAGCGACAATTGCCGGAACAGAACTGAAGAATAGGTATTTTGAACTAGCGCAAAGCAGGGAAGATCGTGAGGCAAAGTACCAGAAGTTTAATCAAGATGTTACTCAGCAAAGGCTAGATATAGAGCAGCAACTAGCAGACAACACTCTTACGGATTCCAAGTCGCGCAGGGAGTTAGAGGCTAAACGTCTAGACCTCCAAGCCAATGCGTTTGCTTTCGACCAGATGTTCAGAAGCCGAGAGCAGTTTGAGGATAAAAGGCAGTTTGATTTAACGCATAGTCGCTTGGCAAATCAGTTTAAGAAAGAAATGCGGATCAAGAGGAAGCAATTAGACCAATCTGAAAGACAATTAGTTGCTGCAATTAAATCAGGCAAAGTTGGTAATGACCTTAAAAGGGCGCAGACAAAACACTACGAAGCACTAGCCGCAGCAGGACCATCAGTAAGCAGTAGTGAGTTTGAAAGAATTGTGAACAAGGCTGGATTCTCTCCAGAACAAGTTGACGAACTCTACAAAGATCGCGCCTTACAACTGGCTGGAGCGGATAAAGCCCCGACAGCACAAGAAGTAGCTAAATTGGTAGGTGGATACAAACCCAATGGAATACATACTATTGAGACGATCTCTGGGTTGTTAAGTGAAGCAAATGCTGGTGGTGAACTCAATGACGAACCCATTAGGATTAAAGAGGAAAACGGGCAGAAGTTTATTGTGGTTACTGATAGTGAGGCTAGGGAAAGCAAAATCACAATCACCCCTGATGTTGAAAAACAGGTAGATATTTTCAGAGAGAACACCATGCGTGCAATTGCTCCTGATCCTGGTCAACCTTCAGTATCTGCACCAACAATGACAGATGAGGAATACGGGGCCGCAATTGACGCAGAGTTCAGAAAAAATGGCAATAAAAGCAACAGATAGTATCGCTGGCTTGTCCCGCCAAGATCGTTTACTTAAGCGCAAGGAGTCCATGAGAGACTTCCTCAAGGCCAATCGTCAGGCAGGAGAGTATTTCCTAAGTCAGAACGACGAGGGCAAGGAGAGACTAAAGGGGATGTACTACTCTAAACTGATAGAGAAGAACCCAGACTTTGGTAGGTTTGTAGTTGGTGAGACTTCACGCAAATCCTACTCACAAATGTACACAGGAGGTACAGGTCAAGTTACTGAGACTAAGGAACCTGTCTACGCAGAACTGTATGATGACAAGACTGAGTACCTCTATGATGCTGTAGACAAGGGATTGATTGAGCCTGTTGAACTAGATAGAGACACTACTTCATTTATTGCTGGAGTTGCAAAGGTACGTGGGTCCACCAAGGCAAAGATACTCCAGATGCGTGCGCGTGACATTGCAGAAGAGATGGGTATCGGACAAGGACTTGCAAGAGCAGGAGGACTTACTACTGGCATATTTAAACCTTTTGCTGACGTTGCTGTAGCCGGATATGAAGCAGTAGGTGGAGACACTACCGAACGCACTCAGACTCAGGCACTACTAGCAGCGGCATATCCAGAGCGAGTGGCATTTGAGAATTGGGGTCAGGTACTTGGCCTGTTAGGTGGGAGTCTTGCTGTCTATAATAAACTTGGTCAAAAGGGTCTAGCAACAGTAGTACGCAAGGAAGGTGGCAAGAGAAGTATTGCTGCTGGTGCTTTGGCGGCTACTGCTGGTGCTGAGTTTGGGCTAGGGTTTGCTTACAATTCACCAACGCTATTAGGCGAAAGCAGAGTAATGAGCGGCATCGAGGCAATGTTCCTTGGTTCTGCTCTGAATCTTGCAGTAGATGCGGTCTTGCCGTTGCGTGGTATGAATAAGGCACAGGCTACTGAGTACCTTGATGAACTTGATCCACCTAAATGGAAAGAGATTAGCGAGGGCATTTCAGTTAAGTCCGATGAAGCAATGCCTTCACCTCAGAACGTGGAACTAGCAGAACAAGTACGTGACGCACAAACTCCTGGTATGGTTCCATTGCGAGAATCACTGGAGCAATCAGAGCAAGCCGGACAAAGTTTCAACCAACTGCAAGGAGACTTAACCGCAAGAGATTTACAGCAGAGCCTTGAAGCAAACCAACTTGGTACACCGACATCGACACCTATCAATCAGGGCGCAGGTGGTGCTGTTACCCCAGAGATGGAACGTATCCGGCAGATCGATACACAGATTGACACCTTAAATAACCGTGAACGTGTACTCAATGAGCGCAGAGGACTGTCTAAGAAGGAAAGAGGTCGTCTTAATACTGAAAGGAAGTCTCTGGTCGCAGAAAGAACACAACTACAATACAATCCTGCTTTAACCAGAGAAGAACAACTTGCTGAAGAGGCAATGCCAGGAAGTGTCTTGGGAATACAACCATACATCCTATCAAACACTCCAGAGATGCGAGCGAGAGTAATGAAGGAACTACTACTGCGCTTCTCAGGTGGTACTGCTGGTGCTTTCTTTACTGACCCTGAAGAGGATGGAATTGGTAGAGGACTTGGTTTTGCATTAGGTTTTATTGCTGCTGACCCACAAGCTTTAAAGTCTATCGGTAAAATACTACCGGAGAAGATTAGGAAACCAACGGGAGAAGCACTTACATCTGCATTAGAACCCTTGGATCAGCGACTCCTCAAGATTAGTCCCAAGATATTTAATGCACTGAGGCGCATGGAGTTGCAGCAGTTGTCGGCTAACAAGGAAAACCTAGATACTGCTTTACCATTTTTTGATAAACTCAATGAGGTCAAGAAAGCTGGTGATGCATCTAAGCAAGACCTTGAAGACTTAACGCTGGCAATATTCAACCGTGATGTTTCCGCAAGGGATGCTATCTTTAACAAGATCGATGCAAGTGGTACATTGTCTTCTAGTTATGGTGACATTGAGACCATGCTCAGTAGGCTAAGGCAAGACGCACTAGACACTGGAATGGATATTAAGTTCCTTCAGGATTACTTCCCTAGAGTCTTGCGCGATTACGATGGGTTGAAGAAATCAAGAGGATTTAAGGATACCAGTGAGTACACAAAGGAACTAAGGAACTTCCAGAAAGAGTTCAATCGCAAGCCAAACGCGCAAGAACGTGCAGACATTGCCAACAAGTTGATCATGGCTAATAATAAGAACGCTGGACCGACTTACGGTAAGGAGCGCAAATTAGACACACTTGTTAAATCTGATCTAAAGTATTACTCAAACCTAGAAGAAGCATTAGGTGCGTATATCTTTGACATCACAAGGCGCATATCAAAACGCAGATTCACAGGGGCAAACTTCAAGGGTGGCACTACGCAAACACAGGTAAGTCCACTTGGAGATAAGTTTAAAACCAAAACAATACCAAAAGATCAGCAAAGTATTATCGGTGATACAATCGGTGCGGAAGTTGATGAGATGGTAGACTTAATGCGTGCAAGTGGTGAGATAAATGAGGCACAGGTTAATGAAACTATAAATCTTCTGAAGGCTAGACTTGTTGAGGGAGACATTGGACCTAGTGGCGCATGGTCTGCATACCGCAATATGCACTACCTAACAACTATTGGTAATCCTTTTTCTGCTGTAACTCAGGTTTCTGATATTGCAACGGCAGCAACCAAGAACGCATCGGCAACTGGCAACGTCTTAGGTAAAGCACTTCGGGGTAAAGGTTTTGATATTAAGCCGGAAGACTATGGACTGGTTGATGTAGCCGAGGATATGATGAATCCTGGTAAAACAGGCAAGTGGCTAGAAAAGTCTCTTAAATACAGTGGGTTCAAGGCAATGGATCGCATCGGTAAGGCAACTCATCTAAGTAGTGCATACCAGAGACTAAAGAAGGCAGCATCAGCACCGGAAAATAGTGCAGTATTTCAGAAGTTTAAGCAGGAACAATTGCCTAGATTTGGAGATGAGTTTGAAGACTTGGTTAGCGCATTACGTAACAGTGATAAGTCCAATGAAAACCTACGTCTCGCAGTGTTTAACGAGTTAGCCGACATTCAGCCTATCACCCTATCTGGTATGCCCGAACAGTATGTAAAGATGAAGGGGGGTAGGTTACTTTACGCACTAAAAAGTTTTACTATCAAACAAGTAGACTTCATGCGGAAGCAAATGCTGGATAAAATAGCTAAGGCCAAGACTCCAGCAGAGGTCAAAGAGGGTGTAGGTAATTATGCTCGCTACCTTGCCTTGTTTGGTGGGACTACGATGGCAGCGAATACCTTTAAAGACTTTGTATTGGGCCGAGAAATAACTCTGGACGATGCTGCCACAGATGCATGGATGCAAGCGTTTGGTTTAACACGTTACAGCATATACAAACTTAGAGACTTTTTTGACAAGGGAAGTACAGATAGCATCCAAAGAACCTTTGGTAACATTCTATTCCCGTCTCGCGCCCCAGGTGACTTAATTGATGATACCAGCAAACTGATCAAGGGGGAGATTAAAGGTATCGAAGATGTAACCTCACTGCGAAATGTACCTATTGTTGGCAAGGGGCTTTACTGGAAAATCGGTGAAGGCAAAGAGAAGTTACGCAAACGCAAAGCAAGAAACATCCCCAGTAAGACATTTAACTCAAACCTAGGTGGTAGTGGATTAGGTTCCAATCTAGGTGGTGACTTATAGTGGACCCAGCAAATCCCATTGATGCATACCTCAAGGACTACCTCCAACATCTAATATGGGTAGGTCTATCGCTGGTCGTATGGATGCTCATCAAAGACTTGTTGGCCAAACTCGCCGCAGGTATTTCTTTTTATGCCAGCCCCAATTGGAGCGTAGGAGACGAATGCATCATCGACGGCAAGCGAGCCATTATCAGCAGCATCGGCATCCGCACAACCGTCTTTCAAATTAGATTTAATGGTGAGGTCAGGTGGAGGTTTGTTCCTAATGACAAGATTACCGAGTTAACGCTGGAGAAGGTGGTGGATCTACACAGTTACTCAGAAAAACAAAAATAAGATGAAGACATTTGTGTTCGCATCGGACCTGCACGGGGACCACCAGAACCATGCTGCCGTAGATGCACTACTTACGTTCTGCGAACACTATCAACCTGAAGTCAAAATCTTTGGTGGTGACTTATTCGACTTTCGTGCGATCCGGCGCAATGCCAGCAAGGCCGAGCAGAACGATAGCATGGCAGCAGACGTAGAAGCCGGCATGGATTTCCTAGACAAATTTCGTCCTCACGTATTCCTACGAGGCAACCATGATGAGAGAATCTGGGATGTGGCTAGGTTCACAGAAAACGGACTGGTCAGAGACGCTGCTGAGACGGGCATAAAGGACATCACCTCCAAGGTTAAGAGCATCAAGTGCAAAATGATTCCCTATGACAGTCGCATCGGAATATACAAGCTGCACAAGTTAGTTTTCCTGCATGGTTTTCACGCTGGAGCCTATGCCACAAAAAGGCACGCAGAAGTTTATGCACCCGCTGGTGGTTGCGTACTGCATGGACACACTCACAGCATACAGTCTGCCAGCATAGCTAGGTTAGGAAATAGTGAGGGTAGGGCAGTAGGTTGTCTTGCCAATTTAGACCCTGAGTACAACCGTCACCAGACTGCACGATTAATGCACCAACATGGGTTCGCATACGGTGTAGTCGGCAGAGAAGGGTGGGAAGTATTTCAGGCAAAACCAGACAGTGCCGGCAAGTGGCATGTCGCAACAAGTATAATGGAGATATGAGAAAGTGGGCAGACTTCTTACTAAACTTTGACAACGCTACTGAGACACTTCCAGAGGGGGAGAACTGGAAGACGATGCATGAGATTATAGAGGAGTCACCCTGGGGTACTGGCAAGACTAGGAAGGTAGTGATGGAAGCCTTGAAGAACGATGAAGTGGAGTGTTTCGAGGGATACAAACGTCAAGATACTAGGCTTGTTCGTCAGCGTTGGTATCGGCAGAAATAAAAACCCCCCTCCAGCCCATGCAAAAACCAGAGAGGGGTAATGATCAGAACCAAACTAAAAGTCTAAAAAGGCTCGTCTACAAAATCAGTATCGCTGGCTTGCTGGCCATTGGTATCTAGTTTCCAAAGTTTCACCTCGGTATACCACTTACCTTGGTACTCATTAGAGGTAGGAAAGCAAGTGACCTCAACCATCTGACCAACCTCAACGGTATCTAACTCCTGAAGTTTGGCCTGACTCGCAGAGATCGCTACCTGGTTAGAGAACTTGCCACCAGTCTCGATGACAAATGTCCTTTTTTTAAATGAGCCATTCTTGTACGACTCAATTGGTCCCAACGAAACTACTTTACCTTCAGCCTTATACATCACACACCTTATTAAAATGGTATCAGGTCAAAGTAAGATGCTGCTGCACGTTTGTCAACTAATCCTTTATAGTGCCGATTGAGAATGTTCGTTCCAGTGTGACCCATAGTCTCAGCAGTACGTGTCATACCCATCAGAGGACAAGCGTGTGTAGCGTAAGTATGACGTAATATACTTTGGTATGGCTTTTTAAGTTCAGCCTTCTTCCACAGCTTGCGTCTCCGTGTCTGTGCAGCGTATGCGTCTATGGATTTTCCGTACTTCTCAAGGTACTTCCATACGGTCTCTGGAATATCTTCAATAATACGAGGACGCGGAATACCACCAGCGCGTTTAGCAACCTCTCCAGTAATGCGGATTTGCCTGTTATCTAGGTCAATGCACTCAGACGGCAGGTTAACGGTCCCACTATCCTCGTCACAAATCTCGGTGGGTCGAAGTCCGGCAAACAGTCCTAGCGCAAACCGTGAGACACTAGCGCGATCCTCCTTAGCAATTACATCCATGAGTCTCTGCGTCTCCTCAACAGTCAGGAAGTTCTTCTTAGGTTGGTCCTGGAGCCGCTTAGTAATCCGTGGCAACATCTTCACGGGGTTCACATTGCAGGGCATGTCGGCTTGTAGAACTACCCAGTCAAAGAACTTACCGAGAACTACCTTGTGCTTATTTAAATAACTATGGGAACTCTCCTCACGAATCGCCAGTAACCAGTCATGGATGGAACCGGCATCAACCTCTCCGACATCTAGATCGCCAAACTCCTCACGGATGCGAGGTAAGGCAGATCCCATGTCCTTCCAGTATTTGTGCTGCCATTCGCGACTAGCAACCTTCTGATACCAGTGATGCAAAGAATCATCAAGTGTGCTACCTGTTTTATGGTTAGGAGTCGCTGCATATTTTTGTGCAAGTTGAACGAGTATATCCAAGTCACCGACTAACGCGACACACTTTTTAATCTTGTCCTCTTGTTGGGGTGTAAATGAACGTGCTTGACCTTGGGAGATTTGTTTGCCGTAAGTTTTTCCCCAAGCAATTGCATCGGCTTTTAGCCTGAATCGCTTCTTCTTTTTCTTGTTACCGACCATGTACTCAACGACCCACCTTTCGGCCTTTGATTCGTGTGATAACCAGACTCCTTTATATCCTAATGCATTGTTTGAATTTTTCATGTTGTTGATCTCTTGGTTAATGGTTGGTGGGGAAGCAGCAGACAAGCAGACTGTTAACAATTCATCACCTCACCCTATGTGTGTCAACTTGATGCAGTATGGTATTAGTCGGGCTTATTCAGGGTATGTGCTGGTATCATACGTTACAAGGTGTGGTAAAATGGTATTGCTGTAAGGTAAAACAAATCTACAAATTGCAAACATGAGTATGAGAGATGTAAATGTAATCAGTTTGGCAGAGGCTAAGAAGATACTAGGCTTTGCTAGTCATAAGAGTGTATATAAATTGGCCGAGAAAGGTTTGCTTACGCCACTGAGCAATGAGGTGTATGCGTATAAGAAGTGGGACCGTGCCGAGGTTGAGAAGGTAGCCGAACTTCGCAGAAAGGGTTGGGCATGACTGAGTTTTTCGTAAGGTGCATACCCTCTAACTCTTCGCACCAAGGTTCCCTGCGTATATTAAAAAAGAAAGATGGCAGTCAGTTCGTTGGCAAGTTTGCGAGCAGTAAAGCAAAGAAATGGGAGAACGAATTACTGACGTTATTTGCACCACATGCGCCAAAGTTAGTACCAGATTGTCCGGTGATGGTATCATGTGTGTGGGTTTTCCCGTGGAGAAAGTCTGAGACGAAGAAGAATCGGGCCAGAGGATTATTACCAAAAGACACGAAGTCAGATGCGGATAATCTCTGGAAGGGGATTGGTGATGTCCTCACGCGCCTAGGGTTTTATAAAGATGATAGCCAAATCTACGACCTCCAGCTCAAAAAGTTCTGGGGAGACGATACTGGCATCGGGATTGTGGTGAAGGAGTGGGACGGAGATGCGTGATATAGCAATTGTTCCCAATAAAGACGGCAAAACCTACGACATCCGCACGATGCTGAAAGGTTGGGGTATAGTCGGGCCGAGGCTACTGAAGCAAAAGTACACCCAGGAGTTACCTGCACACAAGGGTCTAACTATAGAGGAAGCACTAGCGGCATTGCCCATATGGCAGAAGTTTGTCGATGAGCAGGACAAGCGGATTAACCAAAGCGCACGTAGGAAGGCGAGGAGGTAGTGTGGATTTTGCCAAAGAACCTCAAAGAGTCTTGTCCTTCTGTGCCGGATACGGAGGGATCGAATTGGGACTGCAACGAGCTGGCGTTGATG